TATATGTCTTTCGGTGAATATCTTGGAGATATACGAAAAGAGCCTCTTAATATAGGCAATCTTGTATATTCAGGTAAAATAATGGGATTGGCTTCCTATGGTAAGTTACAACCTGAGTGGTTGGATGCATTTGAAGAATATTATAGGGCTATACCTTGTGGGCCTACATATCAAGATCATTTAGAAACATTATCTGAAAAAACTGGACTAACTTTTGATGTTAATAATAGATATACTGGACAAACAGGATGGGATATAGCTAAGACTTCGCAAATAGCTTTTGAGAACGTATTCATGAGCATTGTTAAGCCGTTTCTTAAAAAGTATCCCAATATACCACTTGTGGTATCTGGTGGATGTGGTTTAAATATATTACTAAATACTATGCTCTACGAAACCTTGGATAGAGAAGTATTTGTACCCCCGAACCCAAATGATTGCGGAATTGCAACTGGATTAATACTTAATCATATTAAACCTAAAAAGGCTTATGATATAACATATGCAGGTATTGAAATATTAGATAAAAATACTTTAATGTCTCATTACGAAGACTTGAGAGGTAAAAAATTAAATACAAAGACATTAGTTAAAGATTTAGTGGAAGGCAGTATTGTAGGGGTTGTAAGGGGTAAATGTGAGCACGGTCCAAGAGCTTTAGGTAATAGAAGTATATTGTGTAATCCAGCGTTTCCGGAAATGAAAGATATCTTAAACTCAAAAGTTAAAAATAGAGAGTGGTATAGACCTTTTGCTCCTGTATGCCGCTTAGAGGATGTTAGTAAGTATTTTAATTTTGAAGGGGAAAGCCGTTGGATGGGATTTTGCCCAACTGTTAAAGATGAGTGGAAAGAGCAATTATCTTCTATAACTCATGTTGACGGTACAGCAAGAGTGCAAACGGTCACTAAAAAACAGAATCCTTGGTTATATAATCTTTTAACTAAGTTTGAAAAAAAGACTGGTGTAGGAGTTCTCCTTAATACTTCATTTAACATAAACGGCAAGCCTATCTTATCTACATACGCTGATGCGGTTAAGGTTTATAGGGAGACTCATATGGATAGACTTTTGTTAGAAGATTTATACTTTAAAAAATAAAATTAATGAATACAAGTAAGGAAATTTTTAAAAATATATACGAAAATTTTGGCTTCGGTTCTACAGAATCTAGAAGTGGTCCGGGTAGTACAATATCGGAGACAGAGAAATTAATAGATAATATTAGAGCTATTATAAGACGCTTTAATATAGAGTCTGTTACTGACTTACCTTGCGGTGATTTGAATTGGATAAATTATTTATTTCAAGATATTAAAAGTTATACAGGATGCGATATAGTAGAAGAATGTATAGAGGATAATCGAATTAAATATCCTGAGTATAATTTTAAATGTTTAGATCTTGAAACTGATAATATTCCGGATGCTGATCTTTTAATTGTTAGAGATGTTTTAGGGCATCAACCTTTAGAAGTAGCGTTAAATATGATTAGGAATATTTTAAATTCAAATTGTAAATATTTACTATCAACAACTTGGGCATCTAAAAAGGAAGGTGTATGGGCTGTTCCGGAAGAAGGGACTATTCATAGAGAAAATGAAGGTGTTGAGTATGGTCGGTTTTATCCTGTAAATTTAATGGGTGCTCCTTTTAACTTTCCGGAACCTGAGCTTTTTATAGAAGAGCAAGTTCAAGTAGATGGTTATGATAGAGGTAATAGAAAAAGCCTATCCTTATGGGATATTAAAAAAATAAAAGATTATGTTCTAGCCAACTTAGTAGATATAAAAGATATTTCTGAAGACCCCTTAAATGAAACTGACAATAAACAAACAATTGTTACTGGTTTATGGAATATTAATCGTACCGGGCGAGATTTTGACCACTATATAGAATCGTTTAGACAGCTCTTAGAGATACCTCAAAATTTATTTATTTATATTCCTAAAGAATATGAATATATAGTATGGGAACATCGTGAACAAAAAAACACATTTGTTAAAGTTTTTGAGCTAGAAGATCTTAAGACTTTATACTTACCGTTCTGGGATCGCACACAACAAGTTAGGAATGCTGACAGTTGGATTGGTCAAGCTGCATGGTTAAAAGATTCACCGCAAGCTACTAATGAGTGGTATAATCCTATTGTACAGTCTAAAATGTTTATGCTTAATGATGTAACTATCATTAATCCCTTTGATACAGAATATTTTTATTGGTTGGACGCAGGTATAACTAATACTGTACCTCAAAGCCATTTAACATATTATAATTTATTAGACAAACTACCAGAATTTAGCAATCCATTTTTGTTTTTAAGTTACCCGTATACCTTTGATGTTTGTGAGATACATGGATTTGAATACGAAAAAATGTGCGAATATTCAAATGCTAAAGTCGAGTACGTCTGCAGAGGTGGATTATTTGGTGGTCACAAACATCAGGTAAATAAAGCTAATGCTTCATATTATAGTTTATTAGATCGATCTTTAAGTGAGGGGTTAATGGGCACAGAAGAAAGTCTGTTTACTATAATGTCATATTTAGAGCCAGAGGTGTATCGACGATATGAATTAAATATAAATGGCCATATAATGCTTTTTACTCAAGCTTTACTTGATGATAATGTAGAGTTAGCAGAACCCGCATTTGTACGCTTACCAAATGCTAAAGAATATACGGATCGTGATGTAAGTACTATAAAGACTCATTTATATATGCTTACGTTTAACTTTCCAGAGCAAGTTCTTCATACAATTGAATCTATGAAAAAAACTCCAGAGTGGTTAGATAAGCCCAGTTTATTTTTATTAGATAATTCTACGGATGAGGATGCTAAAATTCGTAATCAAGAAATAGCAAAAGAATATAATTTTGAATATATTGATTTAGGCGGCAACACCGGTATATGTGGTGGTAGACAATCAGCAGCTGAGCATTTTCACGATTCAGATGCTGATTTTATGTTCTTTTTCGAGGATGATATGACAGTTAACCCTCCGGAATTAGAAGGTCAATTTTGTAGAAATGGGTTTCGTAAATATATTCCTAATATTTATAATTTAGCTCATCGAATTATGCTTAAAGACGAGTTTGATTTTCTTAAATTAAGTTTTACAGAAGTTTATTTTGATAATGATAAGCAATGCTCATGGTATAATGTACCTCAAACAGTAAGGAGCAAATTCTGGCCAGATTATGATCAATTACCAGTTTCAGGTTTAGACCCTAATGTGCCTAAAACTAACTTTAATAATATTTACAATTTAGACGAATTGACTTATATAGACGGTGAAATTTATTACGCTAACTGGCCTATGATTGTAAGTAAAGAAGGTAATCGGAAAATGTTTATTGATACTAAATGGGCTAGCCCATTTGAGCAAACGTGGATGTCTCATATATATCAACAAACCAAAGCAGGTGAGTTAAAACCTGCAATACTACTAGCGTCTCCAATATGGCATGATCGTATTATGCATTACCAACCGGATGAGCGTCGTGAAAACTAACTTGTAATTTTTAATACCTTTATTAAGTATATTTATGAAGAATGCTTATACAAATGGTTCTGTGTTTGTTCAAATAGCGGCATATCGAGATAAAGAGTTATTACCTACATTAAAAGATTTACTCTCTAAAGCCGATAAACCAAACTTATTACACATTTGTATTTGCTGGCAACATTCACAAGATGACGAGTGGGACAATTTAGATGAATATATTGATGATTCTAGGTTTACTATACTCGATATAGATTATAATGATTCAAAAGGAGCATGTTGGGCTAGAAATCTTATTCAGCAACATTATAACGAGGAAAAGTTTACATTTCAAATAGACTCGCATCATCGGTTTGTAAAAAGTTGGGATACAAAACTTAAAAATATGTATGCAGGGTTGCAACTTAATGGCTCTCCAAAACCATTAATTACTAGCTATTTACCTGCTTATGATGTTGAAACGAGTAAGCCTATTAATTTGGATCCTTGGATGTTATCATATAACTTCTTTGCAAAAGAGGGCCCCTTGCATACTATACCGGAAGAAATACCTAATTGGAAAGGATTGGGAGGTCCAATTAAGGGACGGTTTTATTCTGCACACTTTGCATTTACAGATGGTGCATTTAGTAAAAATGTTCAACATGACCCAGAAATGTATTTTCATGGAGAAGAAATAAGTATTGCCGTTAGAGCATTTACACATGGTTATGATATATACTACCCACATCAATTAATAGCATGGCACCACTACGGTAGAAAAGCTGCTACTAAACACTGGGATGATAGTAATACATGGCAAGATGATAATAAAAAATCTTATCAGCGAGTAAGAAAATTATTAGGTATTAATAATGAGAAATTTACAAAAGAAGAGAATAAATACGGCTTAGGTAAATCACGCACTTTAAATGACTATGAAAAATATGCAGGTGTAAGATTTAGAGATCAGAAAATTCAACACTATACACAAGATAGATTATACCCTCCCAATCCAGAATATGTTAGCAAGCAAGAGTATGACGATTCATTTATAAGCTTGTTTAAATATTGCATAGACCTAAGCTACGATCAAGTACCTTACGATGATTATATTTTTTGGGCGGTCGCGTTCTTTAACACTGAGGGAAAAGAAATATTTAGACAAGATGTAGATCCAGAAGAGATCAAAAAGCTTAAATCAGATCCGGATGGTTACTGCAAGCTCTGGAGGTGGTTTGAAACAGATGAGGATATTGCTAAGTGGCGGGTATGGCCACAAAGCAAAGAGCATGGATTTGGTGATCCAATAGAAGGTAACATTTAAACGTTAATTTTCTCAAGCTCTTCTTGAGCTTTTTCTAAAGCTTCTTTTGCTTGACTTGATAAGTATGTAGACTTACCACTAGCATGTTTTAATGCACTAGACAGGTGTAGAATAGCGCGGCGCGCCGCTTCAATTTGCGGTGAGCCTATTTGACCGGCGCCGATATCCGTACCTGAAACGGTACCTTTAATTAATTTAAGAAAGTAAACAGTACTCGCTAGCTTACCTCTATTAAATGCAGGGTGAGCTTTCGGAGTGTTATCATCTTCTGGTTTATCTAAATAACTTTCAGCCATACGATTATTTACTCTACTATGCAAATAAATCAAATAGTTCTGTTTGAACATTTTCAGAAGGTTTACGGATCGACCACCCTACACTATCATAAAACCGTGCAATTGATTGAAAGAGAATCTTATCAAACATCTTCTCATAGTCAATCTTGAATAGCTCATTGAACTCAGATGGCCATTCGTATTTGAATCCCATCGACTGAAGACCGTATTTATTAGGAGTTTCAATATACATAAAGCGAACCTTATCACCAGAGCTTATACTCTCATACTTGTTACCTGTACCAAGCTTTTCTAGTATTTGATTATAGTAATAAGCTGACTTAGCATGCACTGGCATACCCTTTACTGTTTGCCATTCACGGCATTGTACCGCATGCTTTTCATAACCCTTAATACCCATAACAAACGATATCTCCTCCGGTGATAACGTCTTAAAGGTCTCATATGCTTCGTTAAAAATCTTATTAGTTTTACCCAAATCCTGTGTAGTAAGCATAGTCTCAATAATACTCTTAGCGTAAGGCTTAATAGCATTAGGCATAGTAGTGCGAACAACTTCTACACCAGTATACTTAAACTTATTCTCTTTAATACCCTCGTCATCAAGGATATGCATAACGTAACGCTTCTTCTGAAGGAACGTTGCAACATCAGCAATCATCTCACGTTTGAATACAAATCGTGGATCGTCGGTTAAGAGAGCTTTCTTAGCCCAGACTGTAATGTCATCGTTAAGACAGTCTTCAATCTCTTGAATCTTATCGTATGTTTCTTGATGAATAAGACCTTTGGATTGATCTTCCCAAAACTTAACACCATTCTTAATTAGAGGCGCAATAGAGATATAAGATGAGTCAGTATCATTATAAACAATACACTCCTCAAGATTATGCTCGGATATATTCTCTGAACCAACCTCATTACGGATAAAGTTTTTAAGACACTCGTTAGAGTACTTAATAACTGCTTGACCAGTTAGAGTAACACTTGCTGCGATGTCATCATCCCCAATAGGGGCATTTTTGTTACCCATATATCCATAACAAGAGTTAATCAAAATCTTGATAACCATTTGTTGGGTATTGAGACGCTCAACTTCGTACTTGAGGTTGATGTTCTCTGGATCTTTCTTAAGCTTTTTAGTATTAGCAAAGAGCTTCTTCTTAATCTCAACACGTTGATTGTAATAGTATTCAAGAAACTCAGGAATAATACCGCGTTTCTTCTGACTAAAAAGAAAACCAGCTTTTGATAATGTACATTTTTCATCTTTAAGGAACTTTACAAAGTCTCTTTTACTTAATGTAAACAATCTACCAGAGTTATGCTGAATAGTAATTTCTTTACCATCATTCTTCTCAATCTTACCCACCTTCGTCTCAGGCGAAGTATTAAGAGATATCATTACGTTAGGGTATAGAGAGTTAGCATCAAACGATATAATATTCTCTTTGAAACCTCGCTTGGGTTCGGCAACATACGCGCCAGGATTCTTATGATCCTTATTACCATTACGTACAAAGGTGGAAATAACCTCACCGCGCTTTCGCGCACGTATAGTTAACGCTCCGTTAATAACACCGATCGTACCCATAGCACCTTCAAGAGTAGTTAAACCAACGTAAGACAGCATTCTCAGTAGAGGAATGTATTGAAGCTTCTCTTCCAACTCAACAAGAAGGTTAACGTCTTGAACGTTGTAGTCAATAAACTTATTCCAGTCCTGATCAGCAAGTTCATGGAGAGCTAATCCTTCATAATCGATCTTCTTCTGACCTAACTCAAGTTCACCAATAGCATCAAGCTTATACGATTCTCGCAACTTAAGACAGAAACGTTTATACACATCAAGATAGTCGAGATTAGCAACACCGTCGAAGTAGTAACGCTTTTGCTCACGCCCAAATGTACCCTTACGCATGCGGAAATAAACATTACGCAGAGGCGAGAGGCGATCTACATACTCTTGACCTAAAATACGTTCCATTCGATTAACAATGTACGGTATATCGAATCCCTCAGAGTTCCAACCACTGATAATGTCAGGATGTTGTCTCTCAATATACTTAAGAAAAGCTAAGAACATCTCACGTTCAGACTTACAGTAATGATAAATCATATCATCGCGACCTTCACCAGTATACTCGTGAATACCAAACGTATTAAACTTTTTACTAAAGTTATCCCATACTGTTATAACATTACAGACGTGAGTAGGGTCATCTACATCAGGAAAGGTATCGACAGAATAAGTCTCAATATCAATAAAGCAATACTTGATAGGATTACTATTGAACTCGGGCTTTTCGTTTTCCTCCCAATACATATCAAGAAGAAACTGCTGCGCCGGCGGTGAGTTCTCAAAGACCCGCTTAACTCCAGAGTCTTGAAGGAACTTATAGCGATTGTAACCGGTATTAAAGGAACGCTTCTTTACTTTAGTACCAAAAATAGAGGTCTTATCTCCTCTAGGATCTTCCGTATAAAGGTAAGGCTCGAAAGAGCACTCTCTACGAATACGATCACCAGTCTCGCTCCAACCAAATAAAGTAACCGTTCCTTCACGGCCATTATACACTACATTACGATACATCTAATATCATTATAGTGAAGTTCCTTAAGGGTTCCACTGTTTAAGATACTTTCGATCTGGTGAACCATATGGCGTCGTCAAGGCTTCCATATGAGCACCAATATTTTCCGGCTTTTCTAGAAACCTATTAACTCCAATTTCACGAAGCATTCCGATGTTGTTGTAATACCTCTTACGATTTTTCCAATTAACAATCCAATCAATCTTCTCTTCAAACTCTTCTGGCGTACTAAACTTTAGATCGTCTGGCGCTGTTGAATAAGTTTGCATGTCTTGACATAAGCATGGAATACCCATAGTACAAGCTTCAATAAATTTAATATCAGACTTGGAGTTGTTAAAATTATTAACAGTAAGTGGTGCTACCATTAACTGTGGGTCTAGATTAGTTATGAACTGTGGATACTCTAATAATGTTTTCCACCTATAAAACTCAATTTTACCAGACTTAACTAAATCCTGTAACGGCGGTGGATATGCTCCAACAAAAATCCATTGATACTTATCTACAGTCTTACGGATAATATGATTGACCGCGGACATATCATCTTTACCCCCAGCTTTATTCGCAACATCGTAATGTGCACCTGACCCAGTATATAGAATACGTGGTTTCTTTTTAAACTTTTCAAATGCAGATTGTATGCGTGAACGGTTAAATAAATACCCCATCCAATTGTATGGTACAAAGTTTGGTATAACAGTTACTTTTTGATTGGTAAGTTTCGATTGAAAAAGCTTACGCATAAAATCACAAGTAAGTGTAACTTCATCACACAAGTCCATAATATCAACAACCGTCTTTCTTACTTCCTCAGTATCAAATGCAAATTTAAATTTATTATAGTCAGGAATCTCTTCACGAAATACCACATCATCAACTTCATAAATAATTTTAAAGTCATGATCCTGTTGAATCTTTTTAAGATGCTTAACAAACTCTAACTGAGCAGGAGCTGCTTGACGTTGAAGTTTAACTGCTTTTACATTTTGATACCATCTAGGTTCTGCCACCATAGCAGTAGTAGATTGACTAATACCTCTTTGTGTCATATTAATGACATTTTCAGGCCATAATATACGCCAATGACCACACCCAGAGTAGTCAGCCAAATAATTAACAAATCTAGGCATTGATTCTTCTCTTGGTCTTTCTGGCTTAGCCTTACGTTGTGGTGCAGCTGTTCCGAAAGGTTGAGCTATAGGACTACCAAACGGTTGTGGAAATGGGGATGATCCGATCATTATATTTAATTATTCTATTGCTCAGTATAGGCCACTCTGCGTGAAATGCCATTCTCTTTCTCTATATATACAACCTCACCTGTAACAGCCTTAATAGATTCTTTGCGATGAGATATAACTATAGAGCATTCATCTAACTCTTCTGTTCGTTCTTGAAGTATTTGTGTTACTAATTCAATACCCTTTTCATCAAACGAAGAATCAAATAACTCGTCATAAATTGCAAGATTATATTTTACACCACCCTGCATACGTCTCATATCTGAAAATGTAAACAGACATGCCAAGTCGATAGACTTACGTTCAGCTCCAGAAAAGTTGAAGTAAGAGCAAACTTTATTCTTTTCGTTTGTAATTTCTTCTTCGAAATATTCGTTAAAGATGCAAATGGAGTTAGAATCAAGTTTACGTAGATATGTTAGTAATTTACTATTGAGTAACTCTAATAACTTATGTACAATAAATGATTTAACACCTTCCTCTGAAACAACGTACTTGACAATATCTATTTTAGAAATATCTTTTCTAAATTTATCAACTTTTGCTTCAGTTTCTATGAGCCGCTTATTAGACTCAACAATTAACTTATCGAAATCTGTCTCGGTACTTTCTACAGATTTAAGATCTACATCTAGCTCTTCCAACCAACCATCAAGCTGTTTAATACGCTGTTGAATATTTTCTCGTTTTTGGTTAGCCAATTTAGCTTCTGATAACCTAGTTGTATGGCTTTGTATAACTTGCATACACTTAGTTTTAGCCATCTTAGCTTTATCTAAACCTTCATTAAGTAATTTAATATCTTGGCCAAATTTAATAAGTTTATCTTTAAGACTTGATTTTTCTTTCTCCATGTACTCTACATCATGATCGTCCATTGGTCGTAGACAAACTGGACATTCAGCCTCATCCGTACCTATCTTATCATATGCAGTTTTACTATGTGCTAATTCAGCCTTCTTAGTACTTACTTCAACCGTCTTTTCATTAATCTTCTCATCAACAGTTAAAAGAGTTTCATTATAATGGCTAATATCATTCTCTATTTTAGAAGTATCTAGATCTTCAAATTCCTCTAGTCTTTTACCAAGGCTATCCTTCTCGATAATGTTATGCTCTTTACGCTCTAAGTAAACTTTTTTCTTATCTGCTCTTTTTGTAAGAGCTGCTTTTTTCTGCGCAATATAGTTATTATTCTGATTCTTAACTTCTGTTAAAGTTGTTTGAACTATATCATACTCACGCTTCAGTTCGTTATATTCAACTCTAAGTTGGGCTAACATCTGACTAAACACCTCCATACCAAAGATGTCCTCAATAAACTTTCGTTTTTCAATTTTACCCTTTGCCATAAAAGGTACCGCGTTATTGACAGTCATAATAACGCAGTTTTGAAATATAGATGGGGTAGCACTAGTTACATCGCAAATAAACTTATTAGTATTTGAAATACTATCCCTTGTTATGTCTACACCATCCTTAAAGATAAACACCTTCGATGGATTTAAATTACGTATTACTTTATAAGTGTTTGTTTCTTTAGCATTAACAACTTCAAAGTCTAACTCAACATGAGTCTTACCACCTGTAATGTTATTTGGTATAAGGTCCTTTTTTAACTCTCGTAGAGTATCACCAAATATTGCGAAGTAAATAGAGTCAGCAATAGTGCTCTTACCAATCGCATTACGTCTATCCGGCTTATCTTTATTAGTACCCGTGATTACATGTAATCCTTTACTAAAGTCTACAACCACCGGCTCTTCGCCTACCGATAAGAAATGCTGTATAGCAACTCGTTTAAAATTAACCTGTTTCATTGTTTGCAACGCTCGTATAAACCTAACGTATATTCAATTATAGACTTAGCATCGTCTAAATCCATCGTTCCAATAAACTCTTCTATAGCTTGCTCTACATCCACCCCAGACAAGTCCTCAATATCCTCCCTATTATCTAAAATACGGTTAAAGTTAATATCGTAATCTATAGAGAGTTGTTCCGGCTGTAGTTTGTTAAATACAGCAGTAAGAACATCCATGTCATCCTGCGAAATATTCTTATCTACTTTTAACTTAACAATGTTATTACTAATTCTATTTTTGACTATTGGTGTAATTTCACCCTCTTCTACTAATTCACTAAGAGTTATTTTTTCGTAACATGGAGAAACATTATTTTCGAAGAACTCATACTCTAAGGTATCCAAGTCTAATATATGATAACCTTTTCGATTACCAGCATCACCAAAATCCATTTGAAAAGGATTACCAACATACAGAATAGTACCAGCACCAAACTGCTTTTCATGTCTAGTATGAAAATGACCAGATATAACTAGTGAAGATTTTTTAAGAAGATCTTTAACACGAACACCTTCTTCACAAATCTTAAAAGCATTCATTTTAAAAGTCTCAATTTCAAAGTGACCGAATATTACATCACTATCTTCAATAACCTTAGTAGGTGTATTCCATGGGCAAAAAGAAAGCTTTTTATCAAATGCCTCTAACGTCTGATATTGCTCTAATATGGTAACGTTTTTTCTATTCTTAAAAATAGATAGCGAGTTTACATCTGTTCTATGTTTATAGTAAATATCATGATTGCCGGTTATTGCAATAAGATTAAACTCTTCAAACATATCTAAAATATCTGCAGATACTTGCAAGGTATTAACAGATATTTCTGAACGGTTGTGATGCCAATCACCACAAAAAATAATGTCTTTAATACCTTTATCCCGACACTCTTCACGAAACCAGTTAGCCCATTCAATAGCATATTTATGCCATTCAGAACTATTAGAGTGTACTCCAAGATGTAGGTCGCTAAAGATAGCAACTTTATTCTTTTTAATAGTCGGAATCATCATCAATAGGCTTCACATAAACAGTACCGTGTGTGTTTCTGGGATCTGTCATATACTCTTCGTATACCTTCTCTTTATATGAAGTAATAGTTTGATGATGCTTTTTCTCTTTCTTAATACGATTTATAAAAGCGTGATAAGCAATAGTTGTAAAATATGAGAATGGATTAGACTTAGTCTCAAACTTATATTTTTTATATTTTAAGGCAGCATACATTTTAATTAATGCATCACCAATCATATCGTCCTTATAGCTATAGTTAATAAAGGATCCATTATAGCTCAACCCATAAGCAATCTTTTTAATATTCTCAGCAAGGTCGTCAGTCAAAATATCTGAGTCGTAATACTTACGCAAACTCTCTCTGAATTCTGCTGGTTTAATATAATACTCTTCTTTAGCTGCTTTAGACATTCTACATAATTATAGCCTTAATTTAATAAAGATCAACTAATTTCTGCTACCTTATATTGAATTTTCTCTTTATCATATATGGCCATCCGCTTCTCACAATGTGCTATACCATATTTAAGTTGATCGCAAATATCAAAAATAATAAGTTTATCTTTCGAATCATGTTTACGAAGGCCGCGGCCAATAGACTGAACTGTACGTATAAAGCTCTTACCACCCGATGCAAAAATAATATTGTGTAGATTCTTAATGTTAACTCCTGTAGCAAAAATTGCACTAATAGCTACAACAACAACATTAGTTTCTCTCTCCATTATTGCTTTAATTTTTTCACGCTCTTCGACATCCACTGACCCTTGAATAAAATAAACTTTTTTATTTTCAAGTTTTTTGAGATGTTCCATAATAACATCACCGTGAGCGATATGGTTAACCATGATAAGAGTATTAGCAGATAGCTTGCCAACAAGGGATTTGATGATATTATTTCGTTTATCATTACTATATATATACTCAAGTTCATCTCTATAACCTGTTTGACCACTAAAGTGGGGTTTTGGACTATATTTAATATTTAAAATTTTAATGCTAACATTTGTAAGATAATCTTCTAACCGTAATTCAAAGGATGATTTTTCATAAATAACCGGACCAAGTTTTCCAATAATAGACCACTTATTAAGTTGATCCTCTGGCAGGGTACCGGTAAATCCAAACTTATTAGGTGTATTAATCTGCTGTACTATCTTTGAGATTTTATTACCTGCAGTAATTTTATGACATTCATCAACAATAAGTAAATCAATATACTTTAACCAATCATTATCATCAAACCTACTTTGTATAATACCAATGTTTGCAATAATAACATTAGCTGTAAGATCTGGTTTATTTTTACCAGTCCATTTTGTAAGTTTATATGTTGTACCACAGTTTAAAAATTCCTCATACGTTTGAGTAACTAGACCTAAATCAGGTACAAGCATTAAGCATTTAAAGGTATCCTTGTCTTTTGATACTCTAAAGAAGTTTTCAATTAATGCTGCAGTAGTAAATGTCTTTCCTGCTCCAGTTCCAAGTACGCAAGTACCTGTACCAATTCTCATGGCTTTGCGTATTACTTCTTCTTGATATTCACGCAATGTAAATTTAAACTTATCAAACAAATCAGCCCCAATACCAACTTTAATAGCTTTAGATAGTTTATCTGTTAAAACTACCTCCTCATTAATTTGATTTTTAATTAGATATTGACGCACTTCCCAATACATGCCTAACTCACATGTACCGGTTGGAGTTATAACATATTTACGCCTAGGAGCAAATCGAGCATATCTCCTAGCAAACCGAGCACCAGTATTTTCTACAGAAAAATGCTCACGTATATTATCAAATAAATCTGCATCACTACATCTAATAATTAATTTACTAGGTTGTCTTGCAGTAGGCCCTTTATAGTCAAACTCTATCATTACATTTGCTCCATCTTCATAATCTCAACAGCATTTTTAATATCGAATCCCATTTGCGACATAGTCTTTTCAACCTTTTCTAAATATTCAATTATAATATCTAGCTCTTTTATTTTTGAAGTTAATGATGAAAGTGACTCATGTCTTTCAGCTGCTTGCTCCGCTGCTGATTGAGATAGCTTTACTGGAGATGTTGCAATTACCTCTTTAGTAATATTTTTCTTAAGTTTTCTTTTCTTTTCAAACGTTTGATTACGTTCAATCTTAGCTGTAATAAGTTTAGCTACCCAATAATGCTTACGTGCTGGTAACCGCATCGACTGCTCTTTAATATTAAAATCATCAAGTACGAGATCTTTTCCAACCTCTTCAAAATACTTTTTTAGCAATTCCACATATATAGATTAAATAACTATATGGAAAAATCAACTGGTAAATTTGCTCGTTACTTTAAACGCATATTACAAGAGGATATATCCGCCGGAGATGCTGGTGTTGGTAGTGGAGCTGGTGGGTTTTCCTCTACCAATATTAACTCTGGTGATTTTTATGCTCCAGGTGATGCAAGAGTACCTAAAGCTATAGGTAAAAAGACTGCTACAAGGAAAGGCTCTGTGGGTAATGTTAATAAAAAGGATAAAAAGAAAAAAAATATAGATAAATTATTCTTAAAAGGAGAAAATGCAGAAGAAAAAATGTGTCCTGATGCTTGCTGTGGCATGCCAGTAAGTAAATGTAAATGCGGACCTGACTGCCCTCACTGTAATTGCCACGAACTTAATAATGCTTGATTTGGGACACTGGACTTGCAAAGAGTCATTAACTGAGTTACCGTTTGGGTTTGTTTATATCATTACAAACCTTTCAAACGGTATGAAGTATATCGGTAAAAAACAAATAGTTAAGAAAACTAGAAGACCTCCACTTAAAGGTAAAAAACGTAAAAGAATTATAGTTGGAGAGTCAGATTGGAAGACATATACTGGCTCATCTGATAGATTAAATGCGGATATCGAAAAACTTGGCAAGAATAAATTTAAATTTGAAATAATTCGTAGTTGCGGTACTAAAAGTGAGTTAGCTTACATGGAAACCTTTTATCAATTCCAGTCAGAAGCATTATTACGTGAGGATTACTATAATGGTATTCTAAATGTGCGTATAGGTAAGGTAAAATTTACTAGAACACCACCAAAACTATTGCTATCATAAGGAACAGCTTTATAATTAGGTAAGCTAGTAATGAAAAACTACTTTGACCTAACAAATGACGTAGAATACGTCAATTTAAGGCCATATTTAGATGTATCTTACAATGAGTATCAATATTACATAACAGAATCTGAATTATGTAATATTTCTGCTAAAGAAAAGAAGCAACTTAGTTTACATTTTATATTAACACAAATATTTTATGTTTGTACGCAATCTGATCGTAAAAAATGCTTTTATTACGATTGCAGTAGTGAGGATAACGAATTTAAGCTTATTAAGCTCATTTTTAGTGCATTACCCTCGCGGTTAGTTGTTAGAGAACAATCGTTTGACAATTTTGTTAAAGAAGATTGCATGTACTACCCATATATACCAGTTGACACCAGTAAAATATGCTGGAAAAAGTTTAAAAAGCTTCTTAAGAGATATAATCTCACTGCTTTAGAGAAAAACTTTACTAAAAATAATAACGTTAAATTATCGCTAATACATTAAATATTAACATGAGTAAGTTTCTTGATCTTATTGAAGAGAACACCCCAGATCTAAATTTAGATGAAA